CTCCAGATATTCGGTATCTCGGCTGAACTCCGCACGCACTATCCATTCTTTGAATTTCGTACTTGTATCCATCTAATCAAGCTTGTTATAATGAGCTTTCGCCCGTCCTGTTCTTCTTACATTCAGCTTCATCGATGCGAAATATCTCGTCGCATCGATGGCATGGTTAAAGGCATCGATAGGAATATTCGTTTTCTTGCCGTCTCTGTCCTTCTTCCACTTGTAAGCTTGCAATTCCTCAATCAGCCCAACAGAACGTCGTGTGACATTCCATTTGTACCGATGAAGTATATCTATACCTACACTGATACTATCTCTACCTTTAACTGTCGGAACTATCCATAACCCTGCATTGTGTATCTCTGTAATACTCTTTGGCTCTGCACTATCGGCTATAATCTGG